TTAGGGGCGCTCTCTTCTTCAAAATCGTCTAAGTCTTCTTCATCTTCGTCCTCATCTTTTGCCTTGGCTTTGGACTTAGATTTTGGCTTTACTTCTTCGTCCTCGTCCTCATCTTCGTCCTCATCTTTTGCCTTGGCTTTGGGCTTGGAACCGACTTGGGGCTTTACTTCTTCATCTTCATCTTCGTCGCCACCCAAGTCATCATCCTCATCTTCGTCCTCATCTTTTGCCTTGGCTTTGGACTTAGATTTTGGCTTTACTTCTTCGTCCTCATCCTCATCTTCGTCCTCATCTTTTGCCTTGGCTTTGGACTTGGCTTTGGGCTTTACTTCTTCATCTTCATCATCGAGGTCTTCTTCTTCGTCAAGGTCTTCTTCCTCGTTTTTTGCCTTAGCTTTGGGTTTGGACTTGGGCTTTACTTCCTCATCATCCCCGTCATCATCTTCTGATGACTCGTCCTCATCCTCAACTACCCGACCTTTCTTCTTTTTAGGGGTTTCGTCCTCCCCCTCTTCACTCTCATCGTCCTCGTCCTCGATTTCCCTTCCGTAGTACGCGGCTTTCTGCTCCTCTTCACTGTACTTGCGAAGGAGTTCAGAGAACGGTTTGATCTTGTCGAGAATGCTGGAAGATACTTCAGAAGACTCGTCATCAAGCATAGGCGCGGCGTATCGTGTGTCCTTCATGCCCGTTCCGGTTCGCTCGATGTTGATGTTGTACCCTTTGGTCGGAGACACTACGTCCCGTTTGATTTTGCTAACAACTCCCAAGAGCTGAGTGAACATGGATTTCTTACCGCCGCTACTCATTTCCCATAGCTTGGGGCCTCGTAGCTTGCCGTCGTCGTCCATGTAGGCTATCTGCCAAGCAGCGCGCTCTTGTGCCATGATACGAGCGGCCCTCGCACGTTTGGCCTGTTTTGTTGACTGTTCCAATTCCGGAATGATTTTGTCGCAGAGCCAGCACTTACCCTCTCCCTTGACGTTCTTACCGCATCGGACAAAGCGTTCATTTGGACCCACATTCAGATGCTCAAAGAACTCTTCATACGGAGCTCCTTCAAATTTCCCACTTTTCATCTTTCGCGGGAGGATGCGAATGCAGTTCTCCCCCTCTGGGAGTTTGAACCTGCCGCCTTTCGACTTCTCTTTGTACTTCTCCTCCGCTTCTTTCCGCCAGTCTTTCGTCATTTGATTCCTCCTGTAGATTGTCTACTTGATTTAGAAACTCCGACTTCCGGTTGAAATACTCCTTCAGGACTCGTGCTACTACCCATTGTCCAACTACTAGAGTTAACAAAATGGTGCAGGTTACATACAGTAATACCGCCGCTAAAATTAGAAACACTTCAGAGTTATTCATCTTCTTCTTGACCAGGGTATTTTGCTTGCACTCTTCTGCGGAGTTCTTTACCGCCCATCCGCAAATGCTCTTCTCTGATGAACTTCATCTCCAGAGCGGCCTCTGCCCCCATCAACTGCACGAGTGCTTTAATCATGGAGCCACGTTCATGGTAAGCATCGAGAAGATGTTTTCCCCACACTTCCAAAACTTTGGCTTCATCCAACTCCGCTTGCGCTTGAATAACTTCAGGCAAGATTTCACACTTTTGACGTATGTAGGCTTCTGTCTTTTTTCCTCCTTCCTCGCGTAGTTTTAATGCAGCATCACTATTGATCCGATTGAACGCCGCTTCTACTTCCTGCCGCTTCCTCAGCTTCTGAACGCGATAATGAGAAGCCGACAACATCAGCTTGGGTTGCGATAGTATCACCGCAGGAAGCTCCTCAAGTGAAAATGAGAGTTTATCTATTAGACCTTTGAGTTTCATAATCACCCCTTGCCTATACTATATGCAAACCGTCTTTGGTCCCTTTGTACTTATTTTCGATTTCCAACAATTCATCTCCGTGTTTCAGTGCAGTAGTCGCCGCATTGATAACGGTTTCTCTCAGCGATCCTTTGATCTTAACCATATCGCCTAAGCGGAATCCGATTTTGAGTTCTACTTCTAATGGTACTTTCCACTTGATTCCAAACTCTCGCTCAGTCATGGCTAAAACATCGTTTGTCATTAACGCCGTCAATACGCCCATCGCGATTTTCAAGTGGCGCAATTTGCTCACGTTGATAAAAGAGTCGTGAACTTCCAATTGTGGTCTAACGAGCTGGTATCTTTCAGGATACCTTCTTTTCAGAGCCATCATGCAGAGCAACACTTGATGCGCGCCGCCTTGAATTGGATAATTAACGCAAGCGTTCTTCCAGAAAGCCCCTCCTGTTCTGTGTATATCTATAGGAACTCTGAAACCAAAGATGTTCTCAACATAACCGTTCTCTTCTACAAATTTCGGTGTCCCGTCAATGAACTGTTTGATGCGCTTAAACCGTTGGAAAAACTGTTTGTATTTGGTGTTGACTTCACTCTCAGAAATCTTAACACCTTCCGCTCTCAAGTCTTTCCACAAACCAAAAGCCGTTAAGCCAAAGCAAACACCGAATATGAACGCTTTAACGATACGTCGCTTGTGCTCATCTTCCTGTAACTCTGTGTAAGACCACCCGCTCCAAGCGGCACCCACTGAGGCGTGTATATCCTTTCCTAGTTTGAACAGTCGGATAAGTTCAGGTTCACCTGTAATCTGAGCGATCATACGCAGCTCATGTTGGGCCATGTCCGCCGCTAGAAAAACTTCAGTATCAAGATGGCTCCCACATATCTTATCTGTTGCATTTAGTTCCACTAAATACTTAGCAGTATCTAACCAGCCAAGATCAGAGACTAAAACATTCTTGACGTGAGTGTTGCGCGGCACGTTCTGAAGATTACCAAGTGCTCTCTTGTCTTTTTTGCTCTTACCGCCACCTCCTGAACTAAGACGCCCGGTAGCTGTAGTGGTAAGCAGCCACGCAGTCGTGACTCTACCATTGTGAACTTCCGCACTGCGTTTGAACGCATCTATTCTCTCGACCCAGTTCTTGAGTTGACGGTACTCTTGCAATCCTTTGATGAACGGATGCTTGTACTTCAGACTGAGTAATTGCAGTGTTTCTTTGTTCGTACTGGGTTTTTTATCTTCATAGGGAGGTTCAAACCCAAATCCCCCGCTGCCTTTTTCTGAGAATAGAAGATGTAAATTTTGTTGAGTAGAGTTTGGATTGTACGCGGGCGTATCAGCTAGCATTCGCAGCTTGTTGACTATCTCTTCCTTTCGGTTGGGGTAGAGGCTTAACAGTCTGTCACATTGCTTAACATCGAACAGAGGTCCGAATGTTTCCATGTCTTTCAAGACGAACGCCGCATCGACGTACACCTTCACCAAAGCGGGATTGACTTTGTTCTTTGTTGTCAACTCCATTCTCTTAGTAATATCTGCATCCGCGCCGTTGCGTAAGACCAGCTTATCCAGAGGTACTTGACTGAATCTCAGCTTGCCTTCGTATTGCGCATCTTTGTAGGTCATCCCACAAGGAATGACTTCAGGTAGGATCACTTCTTTGAATCCAATGAACTTGGTAAAGCGCCGAGTCACGATCTCATTCATGGCATAAGATCGTTGTCCCGTAGTAGGAGGATCACTCAGGTACTCTGAATACTGAGTATCCCAATCGTACCCTTCCACTTTACAGCCTAATGTTTTTGCCAGAGTTGGAACATCATGAGTGCCATGATGCAGAATCTTTGAGTGTTTGTGTTCCATCAAATCACAAACGATCTGTTTCACTGCTTTCCTGTCTTGCTTCGATGCCGGATTTTCAGGATGATCCAAGATAAAGACGTAAGAAACTCTTGGCTTAGCGCAAGCACCAAGACACAATATAGCCCGCTTGCCATCCACTTCATCATCCTCTTCATCGTAAGCGATCCGTACTCCATTGTTGGCGTGACGCAGCAAAACGTCTCTTGCTTTAATAGCCTCTGCTTCTGTGGTAATCATCTTGTAATCTACGTCTTTCAAACCAGCAGGCAGGATTGGCTTCCCTGTTGTGTTGTTTACTTCTTCTGCTACCCGATCTAGCAAAGTACGAAACTGAGTTAGTCTAACTTGGGGAGCGCCCTTTAGAAAGTATGACGGGTGGTCCAGTATGAATACCTTAGAAGGTCCGAACTGAAATATCTTTTCTTTCTGACTTTTGCCAAAGAGTTGTTCAGCCGCTATCTTACCCAGCACAATCCAGACTTTGGCTGTGTTTCGTTGTATCGCTTGCTTATTGTAGATAGAGCAGCAGCGCAATTCATCTTTTGTTGGATCTCGACCAACCCATCTTCCCTCTTCTCGATCAGCAGGCATACACCGAACAACATGTTGGATGTCACAATCTGAACGGATGATACTTACGCGAGATAGTTCGCGCCAAAGAAATTGTCCTGCCTTACCTACCAGTTCTTTACCCGCCACGTTCTCCGTGACGCCGGGACTTTGAGTCCAAACAAGTATCTTGCGCCCCTTCACCTCTCCCATAATTTTGTTTATTCCTTTAGCTTTGTTGCGCGGGCAGTTCTCACAACCCAGCTTCCCGTCTTTTTGGATTGGAGTGAGTGCAAGAGTATCAAACAGACCCATTTGCTCCTCCATTATTTCAGCCTCACACTGAACAGAAACTCGTAGTCCCCTGATTTTATGTGATGCACAGATTCCAACGCCGTGAATTGTGCGTCTTCTTCCTTGTCTTTCAGAAAGGAAAATACAGGTTCCGCAATCGCTAGATTTATTTCAGTTTCAGCTAATTCTTGTTTGATGTCAGCCTTGATCGTGTTTTCAAAGTTGGCGAATCCCCCCGCGTTCAACTTCATCTTCAATCTGCCCTTATCTGTGGTTTGAAGACTAAGAGCGCCTTCGGCACCGCAACTCCCCAAATACCCCGAGAACTGTTTACAGACGGCCGCAAACTCACTTGTCTTAACAGTGAAATTTGAGGTTTCCTTTCTACTTGTAAGTATCAGCTTCTTCAATCGCTCAACCGGAAAATCAGTCCACGTCTTTTCCGGCGCTTGTGACCATACTCTTGCGCCTTCCAATTCAAACCCGACAATTTGGCCCTTAACGAAGATTGTATTCACTCCCTCTTTCACGATAGGAGCAACCAATGGAATGGGGACAACCATACTTTTGATCTCGGATTTGTAACCAGCCCGACCGTGACAAAATACGACATCATTAGCTGCAAAGACGAGAGCCTGTTTACCAAACTCGATGTACACACCACTGAGTTCCGGCAGCACGGTTCTATCTGCCGCACACATTCCAGCACATTCAATCTTGTTGATTAGTTCCTTGCTTAGAACAACCGTCGATTTGTTCTTTTCCAATTGCCAATCACCATACGTCCAATCTAAATCAAGCAAAGGTATCTTGGCTTTCCGATGACCTTGCCTCAAAAATAGCATGTTGTCTTTGATCTCTCCCTTGTACGTTCCTTTATGAGCCACAAAGGGAAGAAGCAGCCGCCTATCTACCGCTTTGGGTTTGTCTAATCCCAGCTTCTGTGGCAGCGTTACGGACACGGCAACCTCTGAACTCAGTTTCAACTGAAGTCCTTCTGTGTCCTGCAAACCTATGAACACGGAAGCCTTCAATGCTGGAACCAGTTCAACGTAATCTAGCAGCGCACAAGTGCGTTGTAGCCCCTCTAGTTCTACCATTAGATTTCTCCTTGCACCCGCATGGGGTGCGACGACTATAATTGAATTCGACCTTGAATAAGCAACCGACAAACGGCTTTGTCAGGGCACAACATGCTGCATTCGGCGGACTCGCTGTCGTACTCGGATTTATCACCGATACACCAAGATTTCGTTCTTACTCCTTGCGCGTAACAGTCAAAACAGACGCCAGTTGCTGCGTTGATACTCCGTTTGACTTGTCTGGTAGTAAACAACCGGCTACATACCACGCACGGAATCCTTATAATGGCTCTCATCAATGCCTCCTGTTTCAATCGCGGGGTTCGCCAGACTATCAAAGAAGTTTGGGTATGCTTCCCTTCACTGTACTCGAACGCTCTGCCCTGTCACTTAGACAGATTCTACTGGCGGCGGACCTGAGCCATCGAACCCCACGAACTTTATTTCCATTTTCCTAGTGACCAAATTCTGGTTCGTTTGGTCAAAACTTGGAATAACTCGAACTGCTTCAGAATTGTTTCAAACTCAGCAAATCCAGCATCAGTCTGTTTTGTTACATCTAGCTTTAGTTTCGGGCCATCTTTCTTAATGGTTGTCATTTCCAGATTGCGAAAGTACCTATCAGATTCAGTTACGTCTAAACAAAGATTCTCACCATCATTTATGGCTGCAAGAATCTTTTTAACACGCATTCCTCTTCGGACTCTGGGTATGTTATCGCCGGCATCTCCAGTCAAGGCTTGATACCTCGCCCAATCTTTTGTCTTGACGCCGTACTTTAGTCTCACGGTTTTGCGAGTAACCCATTCAAGACCAGTTCTATCGCCACTCCAGCCCTTGAGAATCTTGACGTTTTTACTGAGTAGCTGATACCAGTCTTTGTCTCCAGTGACTAAGATAATTTCAGTGTTATGATTGGAACCCACCATCAGTCCCGCCAAATCATCTGCTTCATAGCCGTCTTCCTGAATCTGGGCGATACCACAGCATCTAAGTATTTTCTGAAAGATTGCCATTTGCGTGTAGACTTGACTGCGGAGTTCTTCGTCTTGCAATCGGGTAGCTTTGTACTCTTTGAACTTTTTCTTCTTCCAAGGATGCCGGCCATCCCACAGGAAGACTACGCGCTGCGGAGTAAACATACTTGGGAATGCAGAGAGCATGTATAGCCCGATGTGTAATGCGCCGGTCGCCATCTCATGTGAGGCTAAGTTTCGGCCCGCGAAGTAGCTGCGCCAAATCCAATGGTTGCCGTCTACGAGTAAAATGAGATTACCCTCCTTCTGTTCCAAGTTAGCGCTGCAGATCGTGTTTCTTTGATTAGGTCGCGTCAAAAGCTGGATGCTTTCGTTCATTGCAACGCTTACACATGAGAGGATGTGGTAAACCAGCGCATACCATTGCTCCACAATCAGGACAATGGTACTGACCTAAAGGTAGTCCTATTAAGTCCTCTGGTTTTTCAAGACAATTAGCTTTTTCTACAGACTTAACTTCTTCATAGCACCGTCCACAAAGTATAGATGCGTGATCTATCGTAGTATCTTTCATTTTGTCGTTCTTTCTAATTCTCTCTTTCCTTCCTTGAATTCGTCATCATGTACTCGTTCAAATACCACCGTTTTACCTATTCGGTTTACGCGATAAATTTGACCTCGCGCATTCGATAGCAATCGCAATACATTTCCGGAATAGCACACCCCTCCGATTAACCATGTGTCGCTAGTGACTTGGTATCCTTGTTTCTTATTCATACTCCAATAGAAGAAATCAAGCGGGTAGAGTACCATTCTGATAGTCAACGCCCACCAAGGTAAGATACTACCCCCCTGACAGCTTGAGCGAACCCATTCCCAAATCGCATCTTTCATTTTGTCATCCTTTCTAGTCTTTCAAGCTGCTCCTTTGACGGCACCCACTGCTCAGCGAATAAAAGACTTCGCATTTCATTAAAGAAACCCTTATCGGATTCAATTAAATCACCATACTGAACCCGACCAAGCATTTTTCTAATTCTCTCTTTCTTTTCTCTTTGTCCTGTTACGAATCTAAACATGAATGCCCTCGTCATGAAAGTTATTGTACTTCGCCTCTATTTTAGCCATCGCAGCGAGCGCGGCTTTGGCTTGGCTTCGATGGCAGGAACACGTCGGTTCCAAGTGACTACATCCGACTGCGTGGGTTACACCATGTTCCAATACAGCCTTCAGCGCCTCCACCAGCCCATCCATCGCGGCTCGCTGTTCGGCGAGTTGCTGAGATAGTGTGTCTCGTTGCTCACCGTATAGCTTGGCAATCTCTTCATAATGAAACCTAGCTAGACGTTCGTGGTGCCATTTTGCATCCCAGCCGGCCACCTCCGCCTGAAGACGATTGCGCGTTGATTCCCAAGAAGCTTTGTCTAATATGAGCCGCTCCACCTGAGCCTGGGCCGCTCCCCAGCTACAGGCTTGAATCTCAGCCTGCTTCTGCCAAGAGTCGCGTTCCGCCTGCTGGTGGTCGGCTCGCTCTTGGGTCAGCACTACATATCCCTGTTCAAGGAAATGAGATATTGCCTCTCCTTTGCTGATCTGGATTAGCCGATCCACTTCCGCCTGAAGCCGGTCGTTGTCACGTCTCAATCCATCAATGACAAGGTTTTGAGCATCGAGCAATACCAACCGCGCCTGAGCTTCTCTCAAGGCAGTGTCCTGAACCTCAGCTTTATTTCGCCAGGCATCTCGGGAAGCCCGCATCAACTCGGCTTTCTCCTTCGCCTTCTTAAGCTCTTCCTGAAGCCCCTGTATGGCCTGCTGGTGGGCGGCGTCCTTCTCAGCCTGAATGCGTTCAAAAAATGACGTCCCTGGTTCACTGACTCGTTCGTTCATTGCTTCCTTGACTCGCTGCTCGGTAAGTTGCTGTTTTAGGACTGCATTCTCAGCTACAAGTCTTAGGTTATCCGACTCTGAGTATTCCATCTCTCCCTCCCGTTCGCATCTGCTTTTATTTGACCTCCTTCAACTCGACGCGCACAACGAATACATCCTTATGTCCACAGTAGGAAAGAATCTCTCGGCGTGCGCTTCTCGCTTCCTGCTGTGTGTGGTAGAGAGCAGGGGCATCACAGCCGAGTGAAATAATAGAAAAGTAAGCTCGCTGTTTACCCTTTCCATTCCTGAGACCGATCCTTACCGCGTAGTATTTCTCTTTCACGCACATGGCTTGATCTCCTTCGGTGGCTCTGGGAGCGGCTGCCAGTGGGTTGGTGAGTAGTAGCCCTCCGCATTGAGGAGCCGAGAGCTGCACCATAGTTGCTTTGTCGAATGCCAGAAAGCAACCTCTGGATGCCCCCCGCCTCCACCCTCCAAAAACCAGCCGAGCAGAATATAGGTTCCATCTCTCGGCGCCGTCTCAATCGGCTGCCATTGGCACTTCAGCCGCTCGATCTCCGCTCGCTGTTCGGCGAGTTGCTGGGTGAAGTCATCGCGCTGCTTGACTAATTCGTCAGACTCGGCTATCTCTTCCCCGAGTTGGGTCATCAGCCGATGGTTTTGCGCCTGAAGCCCCTGCATAGCCTGGTCCTGTTGCTGTTGGACAGCATCCTGTTGCTGTTGTAGTTGCATCAGCAACCGCCAGCGAGTCTCGTTCATGCTGTTGGTGCCGAGAGCAGAGTTACACGGGCAACCATCCGTCATCCAGCTATTCTCTACAATTAAAGGATTACCACATCCCTTACAGTTTGGATCGGCGTAAGGGAACCCACCGATAACATCCACCTTGCTTCCCTCCCGTTCATGTTTTGTACTCATTTCAAGTTCCTTTGGTGTCATCATTGTCGCTCCTACGTTTCAATCCACGCGCCCGCGTGGGGCGCGACATACAAACTATTCGGTAAGTCCGTTGCCGCCCAAAGACTACTAGCTCCCGGTGGACCTTGTTAGAGAACTTGCCGACTGGCTGAAGATGTTGTTCACGGCGCTGCCGAGAATTGGCAGGATTGAGATTGCTGCTAAGGCCAGGAAGGTAAGCAGTAAAGCATACTCAACCAAATCCTGAGCCGTTTCGTCTTTCAAAAATGCTTTGATTATCTTCATTGTTTTTCTCCTTATCTCAGTTTTAAGAGTGTAGTTACTACAAACTATTCGGTAAGTCCGTTACCTTCGATGTGAACAATAAACCTTTCCATCTCCATCATGAAATTTTCAAATTGATTCGGTCTGGAATTTTCCCCATGACTAAAGAAAGTCGCAGCTACGGCGTGCAACTCTCCTTTAGCCCGCTCCCATGCTTGGGCTCGAAGCGATCTGAGAATGAGATCCCCAATCGTCATTTCCATTTTCTCTCTCTCCTTTCACCCATCGTATTTCTCAAGTATGTCGCGCAGTTTGAATATCTGTTTTGGGGAAATCTCCCCTTTTGGGTCGTCGACTCGTTCTTCAATGCTACTCAAAAATTCTAGCTCCCACTCACTAAGCTGCTCGTTGATCTTGTTCAGACGCTCTACAATTCTAAAGGCTTCATTTTTCCTACTGCTAGAGTCGCTTCCTGAGTCTTTATAGAGAGCCACTGTTCCTCCTAGAAAGGGATGATTACCTACAAACACATTCTGTTCGCTTTGTACCGCAATTCAGCCATCCAAGACCACGGTTGTTTTTGGAGCCACGCTTCCCTCACTTCAATGTCATTGCATTCTCCGGGTTCTTTAGGATAGGAAATGATATGCACATCGGTATCGTACAGGAGGTCTTCCGCTGTATCAATGACGCCTTCAAGTCCGGCCGCATCTGGGTCCAGCCAAAAAACAATCTTTTTGTACTCTCTCAAGTGTTCTAGTTTCGCGTCACTGAGATTATGACCGAGCAGAGCGGCGGAATCAGCTACTCGCTTTAATCCTCGATGCACCGCCAAAGCATCCCAGATACCTTCAGTCACAACTATCGAATCCCGTTTATGGTATTGAGCGAGGAACAAGCTGCCTTCCAGTCCTTTACTGTGGTACCATTTGGGTTGTTTATCTTTGATAATAGTTCTACCAGAGAAGCCTTCAAGTTTGTTTTTGGAATCATAGAGTGGGAACACAACGCGATAACGAAACGCCCCCATAAGACAAAGACCGGGATTGAATTTATCTATTTGTTCTGGTGTGACACCTCTGCTTTGTACGAGTGAATACGCTTTCCGCATCCAGTAATCCCCGAACGTTCGGAGTGGCTCAAAGTCTTTTGGCCAGATAGGTTTGGTCTTAACTTTTTCTTCCGCCAAGTCTAAGTTGCTAATTTGATAACTGACGCCCAACAAGACTTGTACAGCGTTCGCTCCACACTTCCAGTCACATCGGTAGCAGTGCGCCACGTTCTTCTTGGTGTTTAGACCCAGATGGTACTGCGTGTCTGGAGATTCTTTACCTCTCTTGTGGCAAAACGGACAACAGACAATAATTTCGTTTGGCTCATCGCTTTCACGCGCAGCTATCCCTTTCTCAATGAAGTTGACTACGATGCTGTCTCGAAACATATTTACGCTGTGTCGCATACTCACTTCCTCAAGTGCCCGTTTCGTTTTGACTTCTCACGAGCTATCCGTTTCAAGGTTTTTTGTTGGTCGTAGAAGCAACCACTTTCAGGATCAGACCAGATTTGGCAACCGATGTGTTGCTTGTCGAATTTGTGAGCGATGACGTTCAGATACCGGGCATCAGTTCCCCACTGCCCTTGTCCTATACCGATGGCTACCGTGACTTTTCTAATTTTGGAAATGTCCTCCGCCACATCCGCTCCTGAAATGATTTCTTTCCCTTCTGTTTGTCGCGTACCTTGAGCAGCAGTCCAAACAAAGAGCTGATGTTTACCGCTGAATCTTCTCAAACTTCTATAGATGTCCGCCAACTCAAAGCGGCGATCTTTGTTTTTAATCGGTGGTTTAATTTCGTCATCATAATCTATGATAACCGCGTCCGCTAGGAAGCCCATGTTCCTTTCACGTTCCCAAATTGTCTCTATCTGGTGAACGGAGAGTTCCGCGTCAGTGCCATCAACAATCTTCAGTCGCGCTTTTGTTAGCTGGGCAAACCGACCTAACTTTTCTGTAAGTTCAGTTTCAAGACCGAGATCAATGATGGGTGTTTGCGCGATGCAAGCGTCAAACCGATCTTCAGTATCTTCTATCGGGTCTTCTAGTGTGAAGTAGAGCACATTGTAGCCTTGAATCATGTAGGATATGGCAGTCCAGATTAAGGCCGTCGACTTGCCCATTTTCCAAGCCGCCAGAAAGATGCCTAATTGTCCCCGACCTATGTTGCGTATCAATCCATCAAGCGGGTCAACCATAAAGCAAGGAACTTTTCTGTGGACCTTTTTAACCCGGCGCAAGGAACGATTCTCGACTTCTTGTAACCAATCTGTGGCTTCATGGTTGCCCGTGAAACCACGAGTGGCTTCCCGCATGGTCTCCGCCCAAACATCTTCCGTCAGCGTTCCCTTCTCTTCAAAGTCTAAGAGTAACTTCAGGGCTCTTCTACGAGCGCGTTCTTTTTTCCAGTTGATAACTTCTTCTTGCAGAAGTAAAGATCGCCCCGGTTGATAGACTTGCTTCAGTTCTTTTAGAAACAGATACAATCTGTCTTTACGGCCATCACTTATTCTGGCCTTTTGAACGAAACGATCCACTTCACGAACGGCCAAGCTGCCGAGCGGTTCATGGTTCTTGTGGTAGAACTCCAAAGCAATCCCGGAAATCAACCACGGGATCGTGTCTTTGCTGCTAGATAAAGGTTTGAAGTCCTCTTGGGATACGATGTTACTGCAAGCACGGAGCCACGGTCTGTCAAATACACACATTGAGAGCAGCTCTTGCTGCACGTCTTTGAAAAGATTCGTTGGCATTTGAATTACTTCTCGATCAGCCGTTTAATTCCAGTCGGAACTTCCTTGGTTGGAACGCTGATAACTACGGCGACCAAAACACTGTCTTGAAAGACAACGATGTGATCGTTAGTTTTCCAGCGCCCGTATTCTAGGGCAGGAAGCCATGAGGCTTGCGGGAATCTGGTCAAAACGTAATCCATCAGTGAAGCATCTACAGGCGGCAATCCGTCTGAGAACCAGAGTGAGGCCGCACCTTTACTTCTTGTGTACCCGATAGGACGCACAGATTTGTAAGCGCCTTGTTCAGCTTCGTGCCAGAACTTGCGGATCTTTTTGGTTTTAACTGGGTCTAAGGTGAGCCAATGACCCGGATCTTTGTTTGGAGGGTAGCCTTTAAGAACGACGCGGTTGTTCGTGTGGTAGATGGTAGTCTTGTTTACTTCTGCAACTTGCCACTTCTGGTTCAGTTTCAAGTTTATGAGTTCTGGATATCTTCTTCTGCTCAGTAGTGGCACTCCGCTATGTAGCAGCATCGCGGTGTCGCGTTTGCCGGATATTAGATGCTTGACGGATTGCTGCAAACTCTCCAAGTCCATGTCCACATATTTCTTATCCGGGACGGTTTCTTTGTCGGTCTTGTGGTACAAAGTCCAAAGGTTCAAACGGCGGCTACCTCTGAGTTCCATATCTGAACCATTGACGACGATCAGAAACTCGTTGCCGTACTTTCTGCGTGGTCCAAACAGATCATTCATAACTTACCCTCTGTTTCAAAAAAAAATAAAAGTCGCGAAGCAA